TGAACAGAAATATGTTATTTCAGGTTGGGCCGCAGATGGATACTATGGCATTAGTAAAAAAGCTCAAATTAATTACAAACATACACAAGAATTATTTGATGAGTTTAGAGATAATTACTTTAAGCCCGATAAGTGTGCAAATTACATCTGGCACAAAAAAGTATCTGATACTCATAGAAAAATATTTGTTACACCATACCTTGACGATTCAGTTAAACAATTCTTTTATAGTAAGAGTTGGGATGAGTTAAACAAACCATATCAAAAACATCATGTAAGAGATGCTTTTTCTCAATTTAAATTGATAGGAAATGTGAAAAAGCACTTGAACTTACAGATAGATTCTGGTATAATAGAATTATTCGATAAATTAATTGATAACAAAGAAATCAATTTTAAAAACAGAACGAGGATGCTGGATATTTGTCGTGATTGGAACATGCTAAATAATACATCAACCTTAGAAGGATTTATGAAATAATGAAATATAAACCATATAATTTAAAAGACGTATATGATGCGTCTGCACAAGAAAAATTTAAAGTCATCTCCACCTTTGCAGGAGGTGGTGGCAGTTCCACAGGCTATAAACTAGCTGGTGGTAAAATACTTTGCGTAAATGAATTTGTCGAAGAAGCTCAAACCACTTATAAAGAAAACTATCCAGAAACACCTATTCTGCCTGGCGACATCAAAACCTTAAATGGAAAAGATTTTCTAGAAGCAGCTAATGTCGAAGTTGGTGAGATTGATATATTAGATGGTTCTCCACCATGTTCAGCATTTTCAATGTCGGGGGCTGTAGTTCAAGGTGGTGGTCACACTAAAGGTTTTGGTAAAACTAAAAAGTATTCTGATGGTAAGAAAGTAGAAAACATTGAAGATTTATTCTTTGAGTTTCTTAGAGTTGCTGAAGAGATTAAACCAAAAGTAATTGTTGCAGAAAATGTGGCAGGACTTATGATGGGTGAAGCAAAACAATATTACTTTAAAATTACAAATGCATTTGAAAAGATTGGTTATGATGTATCTTCTATGGTTCTGGACTCATCACATTATGGTGTGCCACAAACTAGAAAAAGAGTTATCTTTATTGCGGTTCGTGAAGATGTAACTGAAGCTATTGGTCTTACCTTTATGCATATTGCTAGTATATTTCCAGATAAATTTACTGATGCAATTACTTGTGGTGATGCATTTAGTGATTTAGAGTATGATGAAGAAGAAGTAAATATGCTAACCGAAAAGTTTGCAAAAGGTTCACATTTTGAAACTGCTTCGAAGATGCCCCTTGACCCAGATAAAGTTCTAACTGGTTGTGATTATCATCCAAAGGGTCATCACTTCAACATGAAAAGAATATCTAGGCATAAACCTGCACCTACAATTACAGCATCTGGCGGCTGTATTCATTGGAGTGAGATGAGAAAACTTACACTAAACGAATCTCAAAGGGCAATGTCTTTACCAGACGATTTTAAACTGACAGGTAAATGGGAACAAAGGTCTGAAAGAATGGGTCGCATGGTTCCACCACTAATGATGAAGGCTGTTGCTGATGCAGTCTATGAAAATATTTTAAAACCATACAAGGAGTTACATAATGGCTGATTTTACATTTGCACATAGAGAAGAGGGTTTTGACCAACACATTGAACAATCAATTCGTGGTTACAGCTACTTAATAGATGATGTAATTTCACTATCACGACATTTTGTTGAGGATAATACTAAAGTCTATGATATTGGTTGTTCTACTGGCAAAATGACACAGAGATTAATTGAAGCTAATTTTGACCACTGCACTCTTGCAAGTTGGTATGGTATTGAAATTGCTGATGGTTTTCAAAAAGAACTTCAAGAAAGAGAAAAAGCTATTCGTAAGTTTGACCCTACTGCGTCTGTATATTTTAAACAACAAGACATTCGTGAAATAAAAATTGTTAATGCATCACTCGTAACATCTATCTTTACTTTACAGTTTATGCCTAAGAAAGATAGACAAACTGTTATTAATGGTATTTGGAATGGACTTAATGATGGTGGTGCATATATATTTGCAGAAAAAACAATCTGTGAATCAGCAAGACACCAAGATATGTTGACATTCAATTATTACGATTATAAAAGAAAGTCATTTAGTACAGACGATATTATGGATAAGGAAATTACCTTACGTCCAATGATGAAGCCTAACACATGGTTAGAAATACAAGACATGTTAACTACAGCTGGATTTAAAGAAGTTCAACCTTTCTGGCGAAATTACATGTTTGTTGGTGTAATTGCAATTAAATAGTTATGGAGATAGTATGAAAAGATTATTAAAAACAGTGCATGTCGAGCATTTTGAAGAATACGAAGGCGAGCAACGACTTATTAGAGTGGAAACTACAACGGAGAAATATTTTCCAAATGATTCAGCACCTGCCCACCGACCAACTAAATCTACTAAAGTAGAGTATATATAGTTTATTATGGATAACTATATTAGAAAGTATGACAATGTAGTCAGTGATGAGTTTTGTGATGGTTTGATTGAAAAGTTTGAAGACCATCCAGAACAGCAAGAAAAACTATCTCAAGGCTTGATGTCTTTAACACACCTTGAAATGATGCGTCCAGATACACAAATATGGAATAAAGATGTTATGCATCTTGTAGATGTTTTTAAGAAGTATGTTACAGTATACAAAAACGAATGTAAAATTGAGCCAGTAATGTGGCCTGATAAATATTTAGTTGAATCATTTAGAATGAAACGATATTTACCAAATGATACAGATCAATTTGGGCCTCATGTAGATTCAAAAGATGCAAATACTTGCAAAAGATTTCTAGCATTCTTTTTGTATCTTGATAATAATGATGGTGGTTCAACCATGTTTCCACAAATGGACATTACATCAAAATGTAAGAAGGGTTCATTATTAGTTTTCCCACCACTGTGGCCTTGGCTACACGAGGGTAAAAAACCAATTGATAAACCAAAATATATAGTAGGGAGTTACTTAAAATATGTCTGAGTTATTAGATCAGTTCGGCCAACCAATAGGTGGTAAGACTGAAAAAGAATTACCAAATACACCACTACCAAAAGTAGAGCAAATTCTGCAAGACCCAATTACAAAAAAGTTTTTGTTTCTTAATAGCAAGGAAGATCCAGATGTCACTTGTATTGGACTCACCGATGAAACTGATTATGCGGGCGTGATATACAAGTACGGACAAGTTACTCTCCCTGATGAATCTAAAATAGTTGATGGAGAACCCTTGAGTTTACAGTTTAAGTATGATATAATAGAAAACAATGGATATCCTAAAGAAAAATTTGGAGATGATTTCTTCAAACTTATCGGAGACATTTTATTTCACATTATTATAACTCAATCAGAGGACGGCTCAATTGACGAACCAAACAATAGAACGGACAGCACTCAGTAATTTAGTATCTAACGAAGAATATTGCCGAAAGGTATTACCTTTTATCAAAGCAGATTACTTTGCAGTTAAAGAAGAAAGAGTTGTCTTTGAAGAAATTACAAGCTTTGTTGATAAGTATCGAAAGATGCCAACAAAGATTTCTTTGGAAATTGAAGTAGAATCCAGACAAGATTTAACCGAAACTGAACATAACAAAATTGTGGAAATTATCAAGACACTTGATTCCACAGATGTTGATATGGATTGGTTGGTAGATACTACTGAGAAATTCTGTAAAGACAAAGCAATCTATAATGCTATTGTAGATGGCATATCAATTATTGATGGAAAGGATAAGAATCGTGGTGCAGATGCTATACCTAGTTTACTTACAGACGCACTTGCAGTATCTTTTGATAATGCTGTAGGACACGATTATTTTGACGATAGTGCCTCAAGATTTGATTTTTATCACAAGGTAGAAAAACGCATACCATTTGACCTAGAGTTTTTCAACAAAATTACCAAAGGTGGATTACCACAGAAAACATTGAATATCGCACTTGCTGGTACAGGTGTTGGTAAATCTTTGTTTATGTGTCACATGGCTGCAAACTGTTTATCACAAGGTAAGAATGTATTATACATTACTCTAGAAATGGCAGAAGAACGCATCGCAGAACGTATTGATGCGAATCTATTGAATGTTTCTATGGAAGACTTGCATGATCTACCAAAGACTATGTTTGAAGACAAGATTAAAAAGATACAGAAAAAGACTAATGGTCAACTTATCATTAAAGAATATCCAACTGCATCTGCTCACTCTGCACATTTTCGTGGATTGATTAAAGAGTTATCTATCAAGAAGTCATTTAAACCAGATATGATTTTTATTGATTACTTGAATATATGTGCATCATCTAGATTGAAGGGTGCATCACAGGTTAATTCTTATACATACATTAAATCAATTGCAGAAGAACTTAGAGGTCTTGCAGTTGAAACAAATGTTCCAATCATGTCAGCAACACAAACAACAAGAAGTGGCTTCGGTTCAACAGACATTGGACTTGAAGATACATCTGAATCGTTTGGTTTACCAGCAACAGCAGATTTCATGTTTGCTCTCATCTCCAATGAAGAACTTGATGCCCTCAATCAAATTGTAGTCAAACAACTCAAAAACAGATACAATGACCCTACTATGAATAAAAGATTCGTTTTAGGTATTGACAGAAGTAAAATGAGATTGTATGATGTAGATAATAAAGAACAAGAGGATTTGGTAGATAGTGGTCAAGATGATGAACCAGTATTTGACAAAGGTAAATTTGGAGCTAAATTTAAAGATCACAAGTATGATGGGTTCAAAGTTTAACCTCTTATAAATAGTATATAAATATAGACTATATGTAAATGGAGCCATTGATGCAAAGATTTTTAAATCAATTAAAAAGTGGTACGCGTACGCGTACACATTATAATCCATTAGATAAAGTAACTCATTATTATAATCTTATAGAAGCCAAAAAATATGATGGTTCTGATGAACATCAATTTGCAGTACAACTTGTTGCAGAAATTGATGATAATATTAGTGCTATAGATGGAGAAATTAGTAAAGACACCAGAAGTGGAAAAACAACTGGAAAGCGTCTTGGTATTCAAATTGTTATACCAGCTAATAAAAGAATAGCTTTTACAACAATGGCTAAAGAAATTATAGATACTGACAAATCATTAGAATTAAAAAAAACTTCTGCAACAAGAGCAAAAAAAGATTTTGTTTTTAGACATAAAGATATGGAAAAAGATATCTATGTTCAAACAAGGCCAGATGGTAAACTGGGTGGTGGATCCAAAGCTGACCCCAACGAACTTATGACTGCAGCTTTATGCACACTAACAAAAGTACCAACAGTAAATACTATAGAAGAACTTGATGCTCTTATTGAGCAAGTAAAGAAAATTGTAAAGTCTGGTAAGATCATTGGTTTTACTGCACTTGAAGTTGAATCATTAGAAAAAGACTATGGTAATTTATGTCAAGCAATTTCTGCAGCAGAAATAATAATAAAAGAATATGGTGGTGGAGCAAATAAAGTTTTCCTTACTGGAAAGTCTTGGGATGATGCTGTAACAAAATTTCAAATTACAAAGTATGGAATGAGAGATTTTAATGCATCTGATTTCATTATACAAAAAGAAAATAAATTTCTTGGTGTTTCTTTAAAGAAAAAAATATCAGCAACAACAGCAGACCCTACATTAATTAATAAAGGGTTTTCTACTATGATACAAGGTTCTGAATTTGATGGAGTTCGTAAAGAGTTAGATGAAGCTGCTGGAGAGTTTTATGTTCGTTTGATTAGGACAGCTTGGAAATTTCAAAAAATAGATACTAAAAATTTTACTAAACCTGCAAAAAGGGCCGTAGATAAAGATAGAAACCCATGGCTTGATGCATCAATGATAAAAGAATTAGGTAATAATGCTAAAGGTATTACCACTAGTAACTGGAAAAACTTTGTACAAAAGATACCTAATGAATTAGTAAATCATCAACTTAAAAAAGACAGGAGTTGGTTTAAGCCTTTAGCTGATGTTGTTATTGAAAACTCTAATTTATTTGGTGAACAGTTAATACAACTTATTTTTAAGATGGATCTACAAGACTTAAAAAAATTAAACTTTGATTTTGCTTTAGTTACTGGGATAGGAAGGTATCTTGTAAAAGGCCCAATAATAGAAACTGGAGAATTTAAAGGTATAGATACTATGGTTGGGGCCCTTGAAAAATTATATGCTTCTGGTAAAGTCAAAATGGTGCTTGACCCTAAAAGAACACAAGCATATGAAAAAGGTTCTACTGCAGCTCAATTATTTTTTCAATTGTTTATTGGTGCTAAACCAATAAGTGATATTACATTAAGATACAAAGGTAATTTTAGAGCAGCACCAAACTTTTTAGCTACTCCAACAAAAGAGTTCAAAGAGTTATTAAAAAGATGATATCATTCGCACAAACATTAACAGAAGACAAGGGTGGTAAGAATTTACACCTAGAGCATCTAGAAGATGAAATCATTAACTATGGAGTTGATGGTGGTAGAGCTGCAATCAACTTCCTACGTTCATTAAGAGATATGCTTGCTGGTAATGCTCGGTCTTCAATCAACATGACTGTCAAGTGGGATGGTGCGCCTGCGATATTCGCTGGTATTGACCCAGAAGATGGTAAGTTTTTTGTTGCAAAAAAATCAGTATTTAATGCAACTCCAAAACTCTATAAGACAAATGCAGAGATTGATGAAGATGGACTATCTGGTTCATTGAATAGTAAGTTCAAGATAGCACTTGCAGAGTTTTCCAAGTTAGGTATCAAAGATGTACTTCAAGGCGACTTGATGTTTACATCAGAAGATAAAGGTAATGAAAAAATTGATGGAAAGTCTTTCATTACATTTCAACCTAACACAATAGTATATGCTGTAGACCCCACATCAGATATTGGCAAACAGATTAACAAAGCAAAGATTGGTATTGTATGGCATACAACATACACAGGTAAAGCATTACAGGATATGAAAGCATCATTTGGTGCAGATATTAAAGGATTATCTAAACCAACATCAGTATGGATGGACGATGCAACTTACAAAGATGTGTCGGGTAGTGCTACAATGAACTCAAAAGAAACAGAATCAGTAACAGCTGCACTTTCTGCAACTGGTTCTACTTTTAAAAAGATTAACTCAATGCAATTAAAGAAGTTTCTTAATCTACAGGAAAGTATGACAGGTGCAATCGCTGGTGCATCTCTCAAAACATACAATAACAGTAAGGTTCGTGCTGGAGAAAAGATTACTAATCCCAAAGCTCATGCAAAAGGATATGAAAAATGGGTGGAGATGTCAATCCAAAAACAAATTGATAAAGCAAAGAGTGTAAAAGGAAAAGATAAATATACAAACATGCAAAAAGAATATGTAAGAGAAGTTAAGAAACACACTACCAACTTAATACAAATAATCACATTTCAAAATTATTTGGTTGATGCAAAAATGCAAATTGTAAAAAAACTAAATAGTGTAAAGGGATTGACAAATACTTTTATCAAGACCGCAAATGGATTTAAAGTAACTAACCCAGAGGGTTATGTTGCGATTGATAGGGTTAGTGGTGGTGCTGTTAAACTAGTGGACAGAATGGAGTTCTCGTTTAATAACTTTACCGCAATAAAGGCATGGGATAAATGAAAAATTTTAGAGATATCGTAGAGGCTCGTGGTGATACAGCTGTATTCACTTTTGGGCGCTTCAATCCGCCGACAACAGGTCACGAAAAACTCATAGATGCACTTGCAAAACAACAATCTAAGAACGCTGGTTCTATGATGTATGTGTATCCATCACATTCACAAAACGCTAAGAAAGATCCACTACCACACACACTAAAAATTGCATATATGAGGAAAATGTTTCCAAAGTATAAAAGCAATGTCATTGTAAGCAAATCAAGAACTGCTCTGGAAGCAGCTGTCGAGTTACATAAAAAAGGACATCGTTCTATTGTAATGGTTGTTGGTTCTGACAGAGTTACAGAGTTTAACACTCTACTCAATAAGTACAATGGTGTAGATTCTAAACATGGTTTTTATGGTTTTGACAATATTAAAGTTGTATCTGCTGGAGAACGTGACCCAGATTCAGAAGGTGTATCTGGTATGTCTGCATCTAAGATGCGAGCTGCAGCTGCTGATGGTAATTTCGATTTATTCAAAACTGGTGTTCCATCTACCTTTAAAGATTCACTAAAACTTTACAATGATGTTCGCAAGAATTTAGGTATTCGTGAAGAAAGAGATATGGGTGAGATGACAGACTTTGAAACACTCAGAGATTTGTATCTTACAGGTAAACTTTGGAATGTGGGTGACATTGTAGAAGCTCATGGTCACGAAGGCAAAGTTATTAATAAAGGCACAAACTACTTGACATTTGTATCTGAAGATGGAAAAGTACATAAGACTTGGTTACACGATATTGTAGAACGAGATTACAAAAAAGAATACGAAAACTATCAAGGAACACCAGAACAGATTGCAAGACGTTCTTCTAGGAACAAAGCTCGTAGACTTATGGGTGACAAAGCAGTAAAGGGTAAAGATGTAGGACATAAAGATAATAATCCTCTAAATAACGACCCCTCTAATTTGAAAATGGAAGACCCATCTGTTAATCGTAGAGAACCAAGATTAAGAAATGAAGTAAAACAAGATAAAGATATTAAAGACAGAGAAGGTACACAACCAGCAAAGTATTATGCAAAAGATACTGAAGGTGATACCATGGCTAAGTCTACTAAACAAGCTCGTGCAAGACACTTTGATAAAAAGAAATCAGGGCCAGCGCCAGGCGATGCATCTGCAACAACTAAACCATCTAAACATACCAAAAAGTTCAAACAGATGTTTGGTGAGAAACCCATAGATGAAGCAAGAGCAAAACAAGCAGTCAATTCTCGTGGTAAGGTTCAGAAACTTGTAACTGCACATGGTCTTAAATTTAAAGGTAAAGTATATAAAGAAATAGACATGGAGTTGGTAAAAATTAACAACTCAACTGAAATGGTTACATTTAATATTATTCATCCAAAAGAAATCTTTGGTAATGAAACTAATATATCATTTAAAGCATTAAAACGTGGCCCATTTATGGCAACCGATACTTCTAAAATAAATGAAGTTCTTGGTAAAGACGCAGACATGGGTGATTATATCAAAGATTTCGAGAAGTCTGATTCTCCACAGTTTAAAGGTAAGTCTAAAGAAAAACGCAAAGAAATGGCGATTGCTGCGTATCTATCAAAAAATGAAGAACTAGAATTTTATCAGTTAGATGAAAAGATTGAAGGACTTGTAACAAAAGCAAAGAAATCTGGTATGCCGTATGGTATTCTAAAAAAAGTATATGACAGAGGAATGGCTGCATACAAGACAGGACATCGGCCCGGCACTACTGCCCAACAATGGGCATTTGCAAGAGTTAATTCTTTTGTTACCAAATCTGCTGGAACTTGGGGGAAAGCAGATGCTGACCTTGCAAAACAAGTTCGTGGTGAAGATTTTGGTATGATACCAAAGAAGAAACGAAAAGGACATGAGGTTCTAGGAACTGGTGGTGCATTTGGTGAAGAAGACAAAAGTAAAACAAACGAAGAAAATCCTTGTTGGGATGGTTTCAAGCAAGTCGGTATGAAAACAAAAGGTGGAAAACAAGTTCCTAATTGTGTTCCAGAAGAAACAGCCGCAGAATCCTGCTGTGATGATTGTATAGATGAAAAATCTTTAGGTAAAATGGCATTTGATAAAATTTACAAAATGACTCACCCAAAACACTATGACGCTCTTGTTAAAACCTATGCAGATTTGATAAGAAACGAACCACAAAAAACACATTCTCATCTTGCTGGTAAGGCAGTTAAACAGTTTGATACAAAAGTAGATGCAAAAGCTTTGATGACATATGTTAACAAACTAGTTTCTATAGGTAAACTACCAAAAGAATTAAAGGCGGACTTTGATGTCAACCAATCAGAATCCCTAAATAGTTGGGGTGAAATAACAGAAACAGACAAGAATAGCGGTAAAGAACTTAATAATCCTACAAAAGGCGATGTTAAGAAATACAAAGTTTATGTTAAAAACGATAAAGGCAATGTGGTCAAAGTAGAATTTGGTGATCCAAACATGGAAATCAAACGAGATGACCCAGAAAGAAGAAAAGCATTTAGAGCTAGACACAATTGCGATCAGAAAAAAGATAAAACTACAGCAGGATATTGGTCTTGCAAGTTTTGGTCTGCGAAATCTGTAACAGATTTAATGAAGGGATAATAAAAATGAGTACAGTCAGAATGTCAGAGTTATTGGAGAAAGCGAGATCGTTTGATCCAAGTAAAATGGAACCAAGCAAAACAACTTGGGCTCCTTTACAAGAAAATGTACAAATTAACGAAGATGGACATACTGATGTTGCATCTGCTGTTCGTCAGTGCAAAACTACTATTGAAGATGCACAAGACATTTTACAGAAACTACAAACTATGAATCCAGAAGATTCCCTTCCTTCATGGTGGACAAACAAACTTGCAGTTGTATCTTCTAGTATAAACAAGATGAGAGATTATCTTTTAGTTCCATCTGTATCAGAAGAAGTTGAACTTGATGAAATGAAAAAAGTAAGTGTAGAGTTTGATAAAAGAAATAAGTCTGATATGATGAAAGCAAAGAAAGACTTAGAGAAATTAGGTCATACAGTAGATGTGAGTGGTAGTATGATAACTATTACTGGAAAAAAAGGTGCTGATATAGGTAGAGAGATAAAAGATGTAATGAATTTTTACAGTGGTGCTAAAAGAGCAAAAGCATTAGAAAGTGTTGAAGAAGCTGAATCTCCTGCACAACAAGCTGCAATTGCAATCTCCAAGAAAGAAAGAGGAGAAAAACCTAAGAAAGAAGAAGTTGCATTAACTGAAGACCCAATTAAAAAAGAATTCCCACATAACATCCTGAAAAAAGATCAGGAAGAAGTTGAACTTGACGAAGCAGTTAAGATTTCGCATGTTCTTGTTGACACCGCTAACGGCAACAAAGTTGTTTCAATGGCGTCTAGTGAAGAACAAGTAAAACAGTCTAAAAATTCTGCTGAACGTCCACCTATGTCAGTTAAAAATAAGAACACTTTGAAGGTAGTCGCACTGAAGAAACCTTTAAGTCAAAAAGCAGCTGATAAGTTGATGGGTCAATCTTTTAAAGAGTCTGCTGAACTTGATGAAGCTAAGTCTTCTACTGGTTACGAACTATATCACAAATCATTCTCTGATGCAATGCAACACTCATATGCCTTTGCAAAGAAAAAGTTTGGTATCACTGTCGACCCTAAAGAAATTGATAAGGAAGTTGCACTTGGCCCTAAAAAACCATCTTCTGGTAAGACAAACTCTTATCGTTTAGTTGGAACAGATGGCAAGAAAGCAATACAAGTTCAAGTTGCTAATCTTGATAATAAAAGATATGAACTTAACATGTATAAAGAAGAAGTAAATTTAGAAGAAGAAACTGAATTTGATACTATGAAAGCTTATGCAAGTGGCATTTCAAGAATTTTAGGAACTCAAGGTATTGAAGTACCAATCAATGAACTCATTGATCCTGCTGATGTTGATGACGATGCATCATCAAAAGATGTAGCACTAGCTGCAAAGAATATTATAATGCAACTCAAAAAATCTGTTGATACAAACGGCAAGAAAGATGTAGAATTTGCAAGTGGAAAACAAAAAGTTCCAGCTATACTCGCACAGAAAGCATTAGATGTACACAGTAAAATGAAACCTCAAGATAAAATGAAGTTTCAAATAATAATTTCTAAGTCATATAAAGGCTTACTCAATGCTATAAAGGGGAAATAAAGATGGCATATTTTGATACAAAAACAGGTAGTCTTGAGGAAGCAATTAAGGCCGCAGTTAGTAGTGAACTTGATGAGGAAAGATCATACACAGTAGTTCATGTTAAAAAAGGTAAAGAGGTCATTAAAGCAAAAAGTTCATATGATGCTGCAAAAAAGTTTGCACAGATGAAAGGACTTAAAAATACATCTGGAGTTGATGCTCACCTTATGGAAGAAGTTGAACTTGAAGAAAAACTTGATCCAGTAAATAAAGCTGCTGCTAAGAAAAAGTTTGATGATCGTAAAGATAAAGACATTGACAATGATGGTGATGTAGATAGTTCTGACGAGTTCTTACACAAAAGACGCAAAGCAATTTCTAAAGCAATGTCTAAGGACGAAGGTAACAAGTTTACTGGCGCACTTAGTGCTGCAAAAGAAAAAGGTGAAAAGACTTTTGTTGTTTCTGGTAAAACATATAAAGTAGAAGATTACAAAAAAGAAAACTATGAATTTGGAACACCAGAACGCACAAAACACACATTAGAAGTAACTCCAGGCCAATCTCAAAAAGATTGGGATGAAACAGTTGGCGTAATGCATAAGAAAAATGACACCATGCGTGAAGCACTTGCCAAGATGTGGAGTGTTGATGAAGGACATAATCCTTTTATCAAAGAAGCAGATGAGTTCAAACCTCACATGATGTATGATCCAGAAACTGGTAAAAGTTTTAAGGCAAACACTATGGCTGACCATCTACGAATGAAAGATATGGGTTACACACATGATGCACCTAAAAAAGAAAATAAAACTATGACAGGTAAACCTACAACTAAAGTTACTATTGAACCTGAAATGAAAGATTAACAATTGACTTTATTTCTAAACAATGTTATAATAGCGGTACAAATGGGTAGAAATAGGAAATTTAATTAATGAAAAATTTAGAACAAATGATGGAGGCAAGTAAAGACGAATTGCCAGCCATCTATTGTGATATGGATGAAGTACTGGTTGCACTTATGAAAGGTGCAGAAAAAGTGTTAGGAAAACCATTTATCGAAGTAGATAAGCCTGAAAGATGGAAAGCTATCGCTAACACTAAGAATTTTTGGGCAGACTTAGATTGGATGTCTGGTGCTAAGAGATTATATGGATTTATTTCAAAATATGATGCACATATTCTCTCTGCTTATAGTAGTAATGATCCTAGTTCCCAAAATGGTAAATTGAAGTGGCTATCGAAGAATGTTAAATTCCCAAGAAGCAAAATACATTTGGTAAAACGAAAACAAAAACAACTTTATGCCATGACTAATGGTAAACCAAATGTCCTTATTGATGATTATATAAAAAATATTAAGGAATGGGAAGCAAAGGGTGGTATAGGAATACACCACACTAGTGTTTCTAAAACAATAACAGATTTGAAACGATTAGGTTTCAAATAATTATAAATAGTTACAATATATATTCTATTTGAATAAGGAGAAAGAAGATGAGTCTATGGGGAACAACAACTGCCGCCGAAGACAAACCAAAATTTTTACCAGTAGATAGTAATGCAGCTGGTTCAACTGGTGCAAGAGAACATTGTATCGCAGTCGCTGGCGGTTGGGGATTATCCCCAGGCCTTGCAGCTTCTGGTAACGATAATCCAAATGCACAACCAGAAGTTCTGGTTTGTGTCAAAAACATTGCAGAATTTATGGGTTCTGCCTCTATTATCGGTATTGATTGGACAGATGCAACAATAGCTGACACTGGATTGTTTGACATTACAGTAACCTTTGATGAAGCAGTAGATGTAACATCTGCCGCTTGGTCTGCAAACCAAACAATAACAAACAAAGCATATATCTTGCTATCAAGAGTTGGTAAAACAGACATGGTAGAAGATAGTACAATTGCTTGTATGTATTACGAAGGTTCTGGAACTAACCAAATAACATTCAGAGGAACTGCACAGACTAATGCTGCTGCTGGTTTCCTTGCTTTCAATGGTGAGGGTGTTGGTGAAACAGGTATCATTACAGGTATAAACTTTGACGGAAGTGCAAATCTTGAAGAAGAAGATGGAAAGTCTGCAATAGGTATACGTCTAGAAAGTGGAACTGCTTCAGCTGGAACTGCTGGTGACAGTTTGATTGCAGATGCTAGTGCAGCTGCATCTGTTACTGTTAATGGTGCATTAACACAATCAACAACTCTTGTTATAGATGGTCTTTCTGGTGCTGCACTTGCAGTCGGACAGGTTGTCACAGTTAATGGTGCTGGTGGAACTCCTGCTGCTTCAATTACTGATGCAGACGG